AAATTTAAGTCTGGTCAAGAAGAAAGGGGAAGCACCAGACTGTTAGAGTTTTGCGGTGGCAAGATTAGGCGGCATTCCCCCTCCCCTTCTCAGCCCCTTTTCTTGTCATCGCAATTTTTATCGGGGGATTCATGGCATTTTTAGATAACTTACTGATTTTTATACTCATTATGGCTATTATTGGCCTGCCTATTGGTCTTTTTGTGTTCGCCACCCATGATAAATGGCAAGAGTGGCGCGATGAATGGGAGAAGAATAGTGAGTAAGCTAATTACAGTCCACGGAATAAGGACAGATGGCCGCGAAAGTGTTGATTTGCTTGGTGATAACTTGTCACATCGAGGCTTTGACGTTTTTGATTACGACTATAAAAACGTAAATCTAGGCCATGTTATATTTAATATACGCGCTGGCTCAAAGAGAAACCTACAATATAATAGAGCAAAAGACCTCGCAGAGCTGGCAAAGATACATAGAAAGCCAGATATAGTGGCGCATAGCTTCGGATGCTTGGTGACACTAAGGGCTATGGAGATGAATAGCGAGTTTGGCAGGGTATTTTGGTACAGGCCAGCAATGGATAAAGACTTTGTTGTACCTTCCTGGGGATGCGATCAACTTCATATTATATACAACCCGAATGATAGGGCGGTTATGGCTGGCTCTCTCTTAACATCTCATGACTTTGGAAAAATGGGTCTGCAAGGCTCAATTTATGCGCCACCAGACGGCCTAGATCACAGAATTAGAAACTATCGGTCGCAGTTTAATGGGCATAGCGGCGATTTTAAAGAGGGTTTGGGCTATACGGCTGACTTTATAGCTGAGAGGCTGCGATGAGCAAAGAGCTATACCTGCAACTAATGGCAGCATTTGATAAGATGAAGGCAGAGCAAGAGGATAAAGGCTTTGTAGAGTGGTGGAGCAATCAGCGCCTTATTAACGGGTATCTGAGAGGTGAGGCACTAATAACAGCAGAGCACTTTGCTTCTAGGGCATGGGGCAACAGGCAAAAGCGCATTAATGAGCTAGAACTAATGATAGCTGAGAGAGATGAGCAAATCGCAAGGCTTGATGGTAGGCACATCACTGACCACCAAATAGGGGCTGCAATCCTATCTAAGCGGCCAAAGCTTATAGCAAGGGTTAGGGCATTACTAGAAAGTAAATAGATAAGTTGTTATAATCGTTCAAGTTTTAATCACATTAGAGAGTGATAATGGCAATTCCCCGTAATAAGCAGAAGCGAGCAGTAGGCAGACCTAAGAAGTGGGAAAGTGCTGAAGCTATGCAAGAAGCTATAGATAAATACTTCGATGATTGTAGAGAACAAGAGCGCCCCGTAACGGTTACAGGGTTAGCGTATACTCTTGACCTTAGCAGGCAAGGCTTGATTAACTACGAAAACGAACAAGATTTTTTTGACACTGTAAGGCGAGCCAAGCTAAGAGTAGAGCAAGCCATTGATGAATACCTCCAAATAGGTAACGCTCAAGGCGCTAAGTTCAGTCTGATTAACAACTATGACTGGAAAGAAAAGAACGAGACTGCTGTCACTGGCGATAACATCAACATTAGCATGAACTTTGGGGGAAAGGGTGAATAGCGAGGAGTTCTGGTATGCAACCTTCCTAGCTGCAATCATAAGCGGCAAGAGCGTAGACGATGCCACCACTATGGCTGATGACGCTACAAGGATAAACCGCACCTTTGCAGATTAACTATGTCGCAGAGCCTACAGCGGCTAAGTTCCATGCCTCTAATGCGATTGTGCGCGGCTTTATGGGGCCAGTTGGTAATGGTAAGTCAGTAGCCTGTATCACAGAGGGCTTTCGATTAAGCGCAGATCAATGGCCTAACTCAGAAGGTATCCGCAAGTCTCGCGGCATCATTGTTCGTAACACCAACCCAGAACTAAGAACAACAACCCTCAAGACCTTTCAGCAATGGATTCCTGACAAGATATGCCATGTTGCACTGAATCCTATCATCCAGGGTACGCTAAAGCAGAAGCTACCAGACAATACATCAATGGAGATGGAAATTATATTCTTATCTATTGACAGGGAGGAAGATGTTAAGAAGCTGTTATCTCTGGAGTGTAACTGGATATTCTTAAATGAGGCTAGGGAGTTACCCTATGCTGTAGTAAAGGCAGCCAGAGAGCGTATAGGGCGCTATCCATCGAGTGTTGATGGCTATGAGGACGTATACAATGGTAAGGGCGAGCTTGTCTATGACGCGCCTAAAGAGCGCAATGCTGACGGTACGCCCAAGCTGGTAGATGGCGAGATACAGTACACACCATGTAAACGCAAAGCTTTACTTATGGACACTAACCCGCCAGATACAGATCACTGGTGGTATCAGCTTGCAGAGGATGGACATCTCAAGAAAGCCAAGAACATAGAACACGCCAAGGCCGAGACTCGCAGAGTATTTGAGTTCTTCAGAGGGCCAGCCCCATTGATTGATGAGGGTGAGGGTAAGTACAGCCCTAATCCTGAAGCCGAGAACATTAAGCACTTGCCTGGAGGCTATCAGTATTACCTCGATATGATAGCGGGTAACACGGAAGATCACGTAAACGTCATGGTAATGGGTAACTATGGCGCTATTATGTCTGGCAAGCCTGTCTACCCACAGTATAACGACAGGCTGCATTGCCCAGAGAAGCCAGTAGGCGCTATTCGTGGCATACCCATCTGCTTAGGTTGGGACTTTGGGCTAACGCCAGCTTGTGTCATTGGGCAGCTAACAGATACAGGGCAATGCCGCGTTGTATGGGAGCTGGTGGCCGATGATATGGATGTTAAGCAGTTTGCTAGGGATGTTGTTAAGCCATTCTTGCAGCGCCACTTCAAGGATTGGGAGATAGGTTTTAGCTATGGCGACCCATCCGGTAACAACAGGGGAGAGGGCGAGGGCAAGTCATCTATAGGCATTCTCAATGATGAGTATGTTATGGATGGTGACGAGCCATTAGACATGGGCTTCATTACAGAGCCAGCACCAACTAACGACATAACGCGCAGAATTAGTGCTGTGTCAAGCTTTATGATAAAATTATGTGCAGGTGAGCCAGGATACCTACTCAACCGCGACTGTGAAACTCTCAGAAAGGGTAAGCTAGGCGGTTATGCTTACAAGAGAGTACAGGTGGCTGGCGATGAACGATTCCGAGATAAGCCTGATAAGAATTGGGCCTCTCATCCAGCAGACGCAGAGCAATACTTGTGCCTTGGCTTCCAGGGCGGCTTTGTTACTGACCAAACAGATGAAGATGAATACGAAGCCCCGCGCACTGCTGGGGTAATGGGCTATTAAATGAAAGTAGAACGCACACTAAAAGAACTGATTGAATTCATAGACTTAGACAACATTGCCGAGGTTCTTAGTGATGATGAGCTGTCTATGATTGGGCAGCAAGTCTGTAGCGATTACAATGCGGCTGTTGATTCAATGTCTGATTGGACTGAGTTGACTCGAAAGGGGCTTGAGATTGTTGAGCCTGCATTGTCTGGCAGGTCTGACCCTTGGGAAGGCGCGAGTAACTTTAAGTCTCCAGCCTTGCAGAATGCGGCTTATCGCTTTGGTGAGCGGGCATCTGGTGAGCTGTTGCGCCCCGCTGAGTTGGTTAAGTCTGAAGTCATTGGTAATCCTAGCCCTGAAAAGATAGCGCGCGGCGAGCGTGTATCGCAATACATGAGCTATCAGGTAAACCATGAGATGCCTGAATGGAGATCAGAGCAGCGCAAGTTGTTGTATCGCCTACCAAATATGGGAACGATGTTTAAAAAGACATTCTTTGACCCTCGGCGTGGTCGCTTGGTTACTGACTTAATACAATACCCTGACTTCGCTGTTAGCCAGAACACGCAATCTATGGAGGAGATACGAGACTTTACTCATGTACTGAGCATCAAGGCCAATGAAGTTGAGTCTATGAAGCGAGCAGACTTGTGGTGTGATTGCGACTACTCCCTGTCCGATTCAGACGATAGCGAGCAAGTCTCAGACAAGAGCCAGTCACACGACACTGATAACTGTTTCCTTGAGCAGTATTGCTACTATGATCTTGATGGTGACGGATACGAGGAGCCATACATTGTCACGGTTCACAAGG